CATAGGTGATGAAATCAAGTAGCGTCAAAAGCTGCCCACCGTCTGCCATCTTCAGGGTCGCATTGCCCGCGAAGTTGTGCAGTGTGACCCCGGCCCGCATCTTCAGCGGAACGGGCGCGAGATAAGTCCCGGTCGGGGTGACGGTAGGAACGCCGAGCGCATAGGCCAAATCAATCGCCGCTTGCCAGTCCCCGCCACACCAACTCGTGTTGATATTCTGGCCGTCATAGACGCGCACCCACGCGCCGTTTGTTGCGTCGATAGCGTCTGCCTTGACGTAGACGGCCTCCGTGGTGTCAGCGGCTACCTGCGTCGAGAAATCGCCCTCTTGCCACAGGAACTTGCCTTCCCGCCCGGCTTCAGACAAGAAAGCTCCAACATGGACGCAAGTGTCCATTGCCCTGAGATCACTCAGGGTCGCCGGGTATTCGCACATTATGGTTAGCCTTTAGGAGATGTTACGGCCAGATGATCGCCGGCAGTTCCAAGAGGAATGCCTCGACGGTGGGCTGATTGCGCTCTGCGGCCTGCACCTTCGCAAGCTCGCTGTACGTGTACCGCCAAATATTGTCTCGCCACGCGACAAAAGCTGCGGCCTGCGCCGCCCAAGTCGAAACCGTCGACGTAACGTAGGACGCCAGTGTCACGCCGTCGTTGAATTGCTGTTCGCGCGCCGTGTTGTCGACGAGCGCCTGGATAGCGGATCGATAATCGTCGACGGTTGGCACCGGAGCCACAAAGCCGGGTTCCTGAGTCGGATCCCAGCCGTAGTCTTCCTTGGCCATCCCCTTGGAGCAATCGAATACGATTCTTCCGATCATCGATCAGTACTCCGCGTAGAGGGTTGCCTTACCGGTGGAGAACGTCACAGTTCCGGCCAGCGATGTGATCCGCAACTGGGTCAACTCCGCGCCGAGGTCTTTGTAACTCCGACCGCTGACAGATGAGCCGGTGCTGTAGGAGCCGTCATGCACCATGTGCCACTCGTTGCTGTCACCGCGAACGAATTGAGCGACAGAGGCATCAAGTGAGTAGGCGGCCGTCCCGCCAGGATGCAACCCAAGTCCGGTGGTTTCACTTACCGTCGCGTAGGATGGTGTTGTGGATACGCCAACGCTCGACCCGACATACCCAGAGTTCAATATCCCGCCCGAAGTCCCTAGCCTGACAATGCCCGCCCACGATCCGCTGGTTGTGATGCCGCGCATAACGAGGATTAGGCGCTTCACGCCAGCGGGAATGCCCGTGAAGTCAACGGCCGTTCCCGACGTCATATTGACAGTGCCAATCTTGATCGGCCCGGACGCAGAGGCGACGTGTCGCTGCACCCGCCAATTTCCCGAGCCAAGCGACACGACGTCGACACTGCTGCCGGCGGTGATCGCAATATCGGCCCCAGTCGGGGTGATGAGCGAAGTCGCGTTGTATGTCAGCGTGAGTGCCGCGGCGAAATAGAGCGTCCGCGTCGTTCCCGCCCTAACCGTTCCCAACGACGTGATCGTGGTGGTTCCGGTGATGCGGATGTTGCGCGACTTTACAGCGCCGATGTCGGTCGTTGCTGCAGAGGCGACATCGACAAGTGGCTGCGGCGCAAGATCGACGCGATCATTGGTGGTGTCGACGACAGCCACCAGGATATCGGCCGTCCCGTCATAGAACCAAAGGCGGGTTTCGTTGGCAACGCTGGTGTCTTCCCAGATCGTACCGGCCACCGCATAAGCTGGGCGAGACGAGCCGGAATTACCAGAAAGCAGCGCGTCTAAGCTGTCGTCGATGCGCTGCGCCATAACTGTGGGGCTGGCCGGGCCGACAAGCGGCACGCTCCAGGTGGTTGCTTGGCTCATTGTACTGATCCATATCCTTTTGCGACGTAGTCGAATGTTCGCTGAACGGCAGCGCCGCTCGCGTTCCGGAAAATGATTGCGAAACCACCGGCATCCTTGCCGGTGATGTCGTAGTAGTCTCCGGTTTGAAGTCCTTGCGCCGAGATCGAGACGCCGCTCAAGACGAAGTACGGCGGTGTGAACGTGATCGTGCGGCCACCGACCGGGACCACGAGGTCGTTTTCGGCGATCACCCTGTCCGGCATGTCGACCGTGACCGCCAGCCCTGTGACAACGGGAGTGACGTCAAATTGCAGAGACTGCAATCTTGCCCTGAACCTATAGCCACGAGCCACGACATCGGCGGCAATCAACTCGGTCCATGAACTCCAGGTCGGAGTTCCTGTCGGGTCGTCATTGGTGGTTGATATCTCCACGGTGACATCCCAAAGGGATTCGGACGCAGACCCGAAGAAGTCGGGCGTATCGAACCAGTCTGGACGCGAGAATACCTCTTCGCTTGTCAGTTCACCGAAGGCTATGACCTCTGCCGAAACGCGTGAGGTGTACACTTGCCCCAGATCGATGATGTTCTCGAACTCGTAGATGCCTTCCGAGGGGAAGCCTCCTCCGGACAGGAAGAAGTCTGCAGGCGCGAAGAAGTCAGTGAGGGCGAAGACATCACCCCCGCTCTCCAGCCTCAGTTGGCCGGAGGAGACAGAGACGTCGGTCTTTGCGCCCAAGAAGCTCGGAGCATCCTGCATAGCCTCGACGGCATTGAACGCGGTTAGTGGGTCGACAGTAGTCGATACCGCAACGGCATTGGCAGACTCCGGTCCTCCATAGGAAAACGCTTTGATCAAGTACGTTCCGACCATGGCCGGGACTTGGAGTGAACTCCCGATGACGTTATCGCGAAGCAGCGAAGCGGATTTCCATGTCGCCCCGACTACAGATGGAGTGAAGCGAATCTGATAGTGGCTTATGACCTCGCTCGCCTGCGGGTTCCACTGCAGCGTCGCAATGTCGCCGGCAATCGATACACGGAATCCCTGCACGTCTTCCGGCGCTTCCGCGAACAATCCGGCAACCATCGTCTCGGTTGCCCAGTTCGACATCTGACCGTTTGAGAAAACAGCACGGACGCGCACGTCGTAGGCGCCGGGTGCCATCTCAATCAAATCGACCGTCGGACCCGAGGACCGCTGAGATATCGACCAGTTGTTCGTACCCTTCACCGCGTATTGCGTAATGTAGGACGAAACGGTCTCCACCTCCGGAGCCACCCATGCGAGGCGGATAAGGGATTGGGCGTCCGCCTTTGACCAAATGGTTGCGACGTAGGTGATCTGGCGTGGAACATGTGCACGATAGTCAACGATCGGCGCTATCCCGGTCTGGAACGGCGGGATATCTCCCGTATCGGCCTCCAGGATACCCGGCGCATCGTCGACCAGCTCGAGCTTGGCGGACAAGTCTGCCTGCGGCATGATGCTCTTGACGCGGAGAACAACGCTCTCCATGCCGTTCTCGCCGAACTGAGCCAGGTCGCCAACCGCAGGCAATGCGCCCGTGTCGGAGAACGTGAACTGCGTGAACTCGCCATTTGTACCTGCCACGGTGCGTACCAGCGACGAGCCATCTGCCAGCCTGAAGCGGAAAGAGTAGTTCTTACCCGCCTCCATCGGCATTGCATCGTCGAGCGTCACGCCGTTGACCGCGACTGCTTTGACGCGCGCTGCCCCCAGACCCCAAAGCACGACGTCATGATTGACGCGCACCCTGTCGCCCCTAGTGCAGACCAGATGCTCAAAGTCTGTGGTTAGCGAGTAGGTCTCGCGTTGCAGACGAAGCTGGGCGATGTGATAGCGACCGTGGCGCCATACCAGATCGGAACTGGTGACACCTGGAAAATCCAAACCTTCGAACTTGGTCGCGTTGGCTTCCGTATAGCCATCGTCATAAACCACGCGCTCGTCGTTCAGGAAGCCGTTATCGCGATTGATGAAGTTGACACGGAATCCATGCGGAAGATCTGCATAGGCTCTCGTAGATGAGAAACCGGACGAGTTGCGCGGCGTGAAGTGCTGCACAATGTCGGAACCGGCAACATCCCATACGACTCCCCACTTGCCATCGCGGAACGAGACAGAAGCTCGGCCAGCGGCTGCGATCTCGGTCAGCCGATCGTAGACCGACACTTGATCGGTCGCGACGAGGTCAAAGGTAAAACCCTCGCTGGCGCAGTAGTTGTGCCAGTCCTGAATGCTTTCGAGATCGATCGACTCGTCGGCAACCGGGCGAGCATTCGCGTTGCCCTGCAGCACCTGACGAAAATGATCCGCAGGATTGCGGGTGATCTGATCTTCAGCCCACCACCCGCCATTCCACGCCCGAATCAACGGCGCGGCGATGCAGTTCAATTGGTTGACGGTGCCGTTAAGCTCGTTACTTGCCTTGATGCGGAGCGCGATCAGGGTCAGGGGCTTGCTGAACTTTATTGGCGCTTCATACCGGCGCCCGCGGAGCGCGGTCCAATATGTCGCTTCTGCCACAGTGTCATCACCCACGTAGTCGGACGATACTTTGCGGATCCTGACGTCATACTTGCCCTTGGTCACGGCCGCTGCATAAGAGCGGCGGATGGCCTGTGCCGAGTTGGCATATGCCTCGACAACTCCGAGCGACACCCATGCGCCCGAGTTCGCCGGCGCGTACTGGATTTCGAGTTGCACCAGGTAGTTGACGCGATTTCCGTCTGACTTCTTGTAGCGGTAGACACCATTCGGCCAGCTGATATCGACAGAAAATTCGTCGACGTCGTCCGCAGTCGTCCTTTGCACCCATCCGCTGGGGTTATCCAGAAGAACGGAAATGCTCTCCTCGTAGACGGGTAGCGTGTAAAGGGTCGGCGACTGGACCGTATGGTCCGGTATGATTTCGTAGGTCAGCCCCTCGAACGCGGAGATCGGAGTTTCCGCAATCCGGACGTCGCTGATGCTGACTGGGCCATAGCCCACGCAAAACAACATTCGGAGATACTGATCGTCGCCGGAGATCTCTGTGTATGAACCGGCCGCGTAGGGTGGAGAGATGCGGTGAACACCGAAGATTTCTGGCACCGCATTGTACTGCGCCGCCTCGTTCTGCGAGCCGCCGATCGAGTAAAGCGTCTTGGTGTTGTCGGCCGCCTGCTGCTGCGGTTTCGCAACCGGAAACAGCGCATTGATTGCGAGCGACCCGGCCATGGTGATGCCCGCCGCAATAACGCCGGTGACCGCCGTAGCAGCCGCGCCACTTAGTCCAAGGGCGCCGATCAGCGGTCCAGCTAAGTATGGCGCGAAGATCGCCGCAGCAATTGCCACAATGGCGCCCAAAATCGACCGAAGCGCACCCTTGCCGGGCACCTTCACAATCGAGACGACAGCGCCGGACTTCACGCGCACGCGCGCCCAGTTCTTAAACTCGATCGAGTGCCCGTTGACCGTGACGTACAGCCGCGAAGGCTCGATGCCGCACTCTTCGATAATTTCGGTAATCGACAGGCCAGCCGACAAGCGGACGTGCTCGCGCTGCTGGCGCAGAGGCGAGCGACGCAGATAAACGTCAACGCCTTCGCCCGGCGCGAGGATTTCAACCGGCGCCGTCGCTGGTACTAGCTGCATAGCTCTGCCTTATTGATTGAGGCGATAGAACCCGGAGATTCGGTTTCGCCAGCGCATGTCGCCAATGCGATCGATGACGGAAGGATCAGGCCCCTCGCTATGGAGCATGCGGCCTTGACCGAGGAACACGCCGACGTGGCTGTCGTGCCGCCCTGCCCGCATCAGCACGCCGTCGCCTGGCTGTGGTGTGTCCACCTGCTGCCAGAGCTTCTCGCGCTCCACGGCCATCAGCGGCGCTATAGCTTGGTGGCGAAACTCGCGAGCATCCATCTCAGCGGAATAGGCCGGCACCGGAGTGCCGAGCACGTCGCGATAGTAGAGAAACAGGATGCCCCAGCAGTCAGCACCGGTGTATTCACGCCCGTGGGGCACGTAGGGGATGCCAATGAACCGCTCTAGGGACATCAGAACAGACCTGGAAAACTGCCGGGCGTGAACAACTGCGCCGGGTGCGGCTCGTTGATGAGCGCGTCGGCCACCAGCGTTGCTGAGATCTTGCCGTCGTCCATCGCGACATCCGAAAGCTGGAGCGCCGGCAGTTGAATCTCGACCGTATCCAGATCACTAGCCAGCACGAGCTCCACCTTGATATTCGCCGGCGTCGCAATGCTTCGCAGAATGGCAACCAGCGATCGATCGGTATTGTCCATGCTTAGCTGGACACGCGGCGGGCTGTCGCTCCTGTCGTCTGGCAGAGTGAACTCGAACGGCAGGAAGAGATATTCATTGCTTCTGCTGGTCGTTCCGTACACCAGCGGATCGTCGGAGAGGCGCTCGGTTGGATCGCTCGAGAGGTAGATCGGCGTGCCGAGGTCCTCGTGTGTCACCGTAAGGAGACAAATGACAACCTCGTCCGATTCCTGCGAGTAAAGCCCGGCGATGAAGCCGGACGACAGGTTGCGGGCCATTGTGTTTCCTTGTTAGGGCAGGACTTCGAGCATGATGGAGACGTGCCACATGTTGCCATCTAGCGTGGCCTTGTGTGGCTCCCTCATCCGCACAAGCAGATCCGGGCCGCCAAGCCTATCGTGGAACGTGAACGCCTTGGCGCCATCCAGCAAAGTCGTTTTGACGAAATTCCAGAAGATGCCGTACTGGGCGTAGGTCATGACCATCTGGCCGCTTTGCGTCCAAACGTTCGCCGTCGTGCGTCGTCTGGATTTCGCAGGGCCGACGGAGTTCTGAGAGCGCAGAACATTGTCCGCGCCCCCTTCTTCATATGACGTTGTCGTAAAAAAGCATGGCAAGGTCGAAGGCCAAACGGGAACCGTCATCGTCTTGCGAGCCCTCCCTTCAGGCCGAATTGCGAAGCCATAGCCCCGCGCGAGCGAGATCCAGGCGTCGACATCTTGTCAGCAACCAATTCGTCGATGACGACGTCGATCTGCGTTCCGTTCGATGTCTCTCGAGACTGCTGCTTGATCTGCGCCGACGAGTTGTTCTGGATGTTGACGACGACACCGCCGCCGCCTGAACCACCCGACGCACGAGATGCGCTGCCACGAACAAGACCGCCGCTTGCAAATCGCGCAATTGAACCGGAGTTGATCGCGTCCAGCAGGCGCCGATGCCTTCGCGTCGACGACGCGTTGATGACGTACTCCCCATTGGAAAGCATCGCCGGGACATCGTCGCTGGTCGGCCCGCCTGGTCCGGAAACATGGCCGCCGTCGGCGTAGAGCCCGATACCGCCGCTCGCCGCAAGGGTTGCTTGCGCGCCAATGGGGGTAAATGCACCACCTCCGAACAGCTTGCCCAACCAATCGAAGAACCCGCCGCCGGATCCGCCATTGGCTGACGCGCTACTGAGGGTGTTGCCGAATTGTCCAAGACCGTTTCCAAGTTGGCCAAGGCCATCGGTCGCGGTTCCGGTCGAAGTTGCTAGTTTGCCCAACGACGCGGCAGATTCCGTGGTTCGTCCCATCTGGACGTTGATGGCATCGCTTGCGCTACCCAAAGATTTTGTGAACTTATCGACATACTCGCTGCCGGTAGTTCCCAAGATATCGGATGCCCCGGCCCCCTTGGATAGCGGACGCCCGGTAAACCACACACTTGCCGCATCTTGCGGATTCCCGAACTTCGAGACAGACGCTCCGAAATACTTTTCGAAGACGGCATCTTGGGCGCTCTTGCTGGACAGGAATTCACTAGAAGTCAGCGACTTCCCAAGCGCTCCCTGTGTCCATGACGGAATGTTCGCGCCCATCACCTGATAGGCACCGTAAGCGCGATCACCCGATTTTGTAACCGGTCCTAGCGCGCCATAATTGCCGCCGCTCTCGATCGACTGAATAGCCCTAGCGTAGTCAGAGATGCTGCCCGACAAAGCGGTGACGGAACTAGAGGTGACAGAACCCGCCGCGCCCTTCGTTGATCCGCCGCTGAATAGTCCGCTAAACAGTGCTCCGAGACCGCTCCCATTGCTGGCAGCCGCGCCGCCAACAGACGGCGTTCCGATTAGCTGATTGACAAACGTGTCAATCCACCTGTCCCAGATCTTAGATGTCGCATTCAACAGCGAATTGCTGATGGATTCGGCAAACGCCTTCCCAATATCGCCGCCGTTGTTAAGCAAGGCGTCTTTGAAATCACCAAAGAACGATTTGAGCTCTGACCTGGCGTCCTCGATATTCAAGGACTTCCTTATCTGGCCGGCTTCGTTGCTGTTCAGATCCTCCGATAGGCCGTATTGGCGCAAAACCGTCGTGATCTGCTGGTCTTGCTTGGATAGCGAATTAAATCGCGCGTCCAATAGCAAGTCCTGCTGCAGCTTCAGCTTGTTGTAGGTGTCGGTCAGCTGGCCGAGCTGCCTGGTCTTCTCCTTGATGGCGTCGATTTCCGCCTGATCGACTTTCGTGCCATTGCGGGCCGCCTCATCCTTGAGGGCGCTGATCAGTTCGTATTCCTTGCGGAGCGCAACAGCAGCGCCGCCGGTCTTTCCGATCAGGTCAATCTCAAGCTGCTGATCAGGCAGGATACGTGGAAGGCCCATAGCCCGCTCACGCTGCGCATCGGCAAGTTGCCGCTCAGCCTGGAGGCGTGCCTCATAGCCAGCCATCGCGATACGATTTTCGCGATCGGTAGGATTCTCATCCGCATTGAACTGAGCTGCCGCCGATGCCTTAGCTGCGGCTTCTCGTTCGGCCACGGTTCTGGCCATCGCCGATTGTTTCAGCGCATCACGTTGCGCCTGCAGCTGCTGCGTCTGCGACGGTGTCCGCGCAGCCTTCTCATCGATCGCCCGCTGCGGGTTGAATACGCCGAGCGGATCAAGAGGCGAAAGCGTGCCGATCTGCGTGAGCAGATCCTTGGTCTTGGAGACCTCGGTGTTGAGCTGAAGGAATTCCTTCGCAGACTTGAGGATCTTATTGGCAAATTCATCGTATTGCGGGTTGATCCGCGCGATCTCCGAGATCGCGTCGATGAACTTCTCGCCCTCAACACGGCCCTTCCTAATCCCATTATCGAGATCCTGGAAAGCCGAAGCGAAGGGTTTGTAGTCAGGAAACAGGTTAAAGAACGCCTGCCCGCCCCTGCCTGGCGTCTGCATGCTGCCGAACTGCTTGCGAAGCTCACGCGCAGATTGGACCTGCTGCTTATTGAGCTCCTCGAGGCTGCCCTGTGTCGCAGCGGTCGCGACGGCCCTGTCAGCAGCGGAGTATGATCTGGCCTTCTCTTCGGCAACGCCATAGGCATCGCCGAGCGCCTTGATGTTCTCCTGGTGCTCCTTGAGAACCTCGTCGACGGTTTTTGCCGACTTCTCGGTCAGCTTGAAATACGCAAGCGCCGCTGCGCCTGCAGTTGCCAATGCGAGAGGCAGAGCGCCAACAGATGCTGCCGCCGCACCAGCGATGGCCGCGACATCCTTTAGGGCACCCTTGACGCCACCATTGCCAGCATAGAGCTGAGCAATCTGCGGACCCTGTTGCGCCGCGATCATGCCGAGTGGCATGCCGGACGCCAGTCCCTGCCCGATATCGAACGCCTGATAGCCAAGGTTCTGGCGACGGAAACCAGCATTGCCCCCAACGCCGCCGCCGGTATCATTGGCGGCCACGAGCGCGGCATTGCGCCCCTTTAGTGCCGCAGTAGATGCAAGCGCCGCCTGCCGCTCCCTGCTGATTGCTGCGGTCATCTCGTTGGCGGAGATGGCTCCGACAGCATGGGCGCGCTTAATCTCGGCTACGGCAGTCTTGTAGTTGTTGAGCGTCGCAAAGAGCGGACTGTACCGAGCGCGAAGCCTTTCAAGCTCCCTGCCCTGATCCGCAAGCGCGCCGGTCCACTCTTTCGTGGACTTCGTACCCAGGCCAACGATGCCATTGATGCGCATCTGAAGCGCGGTCGTGGAGGCATCGATCTTGGCCCCAGCAGCCTCGAATTTCTTGGAGATCTGCGCCGTTGACGTGCCGACGTCAGTGACAAACTTGTTTAGACCACGCTGCGCGGCCGACATGTCTGAACTGACGGTAAAGACCAGATTATTATCGTTGTCAGCCATGGCCCGCCCTAGAAAATGAAAAGCCCGCTAGGATGCGGGCTAAGTGCTGGACTGGCCGTACTTAGCCACCAGCTGGTCAATCTCGCTCGACTTCGGAGCGTCGGTTTCAGCCTCGCCCCCTTGCGCCTCGTTGTGGCCATTGATGGCCTCAAAGAACTCAGTGAGCGTCGCATCCCAGAAGTCGGCTGGCCGCCATTTCAGGCCGCCGATGCCAAGCCGCATCCACTGTCGCCATGGAAACGGCTTGTCATTTTCGTCTGGCTCGCCGTCTACGCCGCCTTGTCGGCGGCTTCCACGTTTCCCTCGTCGACCTCGAAGTGATGCGCGAGGATGGCGCTGAATGCCGCCGCGCAGGCCGGGAAGTGGCTGAGCTGCAGCTTCGTGATTGCCTCGATGCGATCTCCCTTGACGGTCAGCAATTCGAGGGCCGCCACTGTTGCGGCAACCTCGACGCCAGACAGGCGAAGGAACAGATCATTCAGGGACTTGCACTGCAGCCTGGTTGAAACGGCCGACAGGCCACCCATCGTAGCCGCAACCACGAGCTCGACGCCATCGATGACGAGACGCGCTTCGCCGCGCGCCTCGTTAACCGGGTATTTGTATTCCGTCATGTGTTCTCCTCAATGCAGGGATTAAGCTTCAGCGACGAACGTCAGGACATCGCCGGCCGTGAAAGTTGCGCTGAATTCCATGTTCGGCTCGACGTCGCCACTCGCGCTAAAGTCGGTTACGAACCATGAACCGGTAAACGTGCCGAGGCCGGGGACGATGACCTTTGCGTTGAAAGCGGTCGCGTTGATCACCTTCGACATGAACGCAGACATGTTTGCGCCGGCGACGTAGGCGCCGGAACCAGTGAACGTGCGATTGGCGATGCCTGGGCGGCTGGTCTTCTGAACCACGTTGCCAGGATTCGTGCAGTCCGGAATTGTGGTGTCGACTTCACCTGCCGAGAGGTTGAAGCTGCGGGTTTTCAGGCCACACAGGTTACTAAAAATTTCCGTTGGCGAACCCCCATCGCCTATTTGAATGAGCAAGGTCCTGCCGAGAACCTGACCGACTGAAGCCATAGTAATCTCCAAATTTTCATGGGTTAGCGCGGTTGCGCGTTTGGTGTGCCGCCCGCGCTACGCAGCCGGCTTTTCGACGTAGGCAACGAAATCGATGACCGCGTGCGAAGTGAGCCCGTCAGAATCGCGGAACACCCGCGTCTGTCGGTGATTGAGCGAAATCAGATGATTGGTCGCCAATGCGATCGGCGCCAAGTGGAGGCTTTCGACGACCGCGTCCGCAACGCGCCTAACCTCTGGAAAGCCTACCGTCGTCGACCAAGCGTGCATGGTCAGGTAAACCCGCCCGCCCGATACGCATGTGGCGTCATCGCGGAGCGTCTGCGCCTCGCCGATCGTCACGTAGGGAAAGGTGACGGGACTTGGCGGCTGGTCGTAGACCCTGCCGGATATTAGCGTCGTCAAAGGCGCATCTGCCTTCAGGCGCGTAACGAACGCACCCTGTAGTTCGAGTTCGACACTGGCCATAGATTATTTCCCATTGAACTCACGGAAGGCTTTGTTGATCGCCGCCCGCTTGATCTTGGCCGCCGTCGCCTTGAAACTGCGCATGGTCGGGAAGATGTGTGGCTGCGCGGGCGTGCCGGGGTGTATGTTACCATTGCCTTGGGCGAAATCTGATCGGCCCTTCACGGTTCCGCCGCCTGCTGCCGTATTGTGTGGCGCGGTTCCGAACTCCAACCACCTCCAAATAAAGGAGGCAAACAAACCAGCCGCATCCTTGTCCTTCGTCGGGTTGCTGCTAAAATCGAGCGCGTTTGGATGGTTCTTCAGGAAGTCACCACGCAGAGACTCTGCATATTCCAGAGTTGCGCCTCGAGGAGCCACGTCTCTAATCTTATCAGCAACTTCCTCGGCTATCTTCAGGTTGGCTTCCGTTGCGTAAACGAGCGCCTTTGGAACGATCGCCTGCAGATTTCTGGTTAACTGGGCGCGGCCTTGAACGCGGACTTTTAAAGCCATCAGGTAGCCACCCCTTGCGTCGCCATCATGTCGATCCAGGCGTTCTTGTTGTCTGGATCGACCGCTGCCGTGATGTTGAAGATCCGTGAAGCTAGGCGAGCATCGACTGCCCGCCACGCTGCATCGACGGCTCTGGCCGCAGAACACGAACGGATGCGGATGATGAACGGCTGGACGCCAGTGAGTCTGGCCGCAATCACCGGTTCACCACCGCGGAGCGGAATGAGATCAGCAGCGGCGGTGAATTGGGTTTCCCAATCTCCTGCCTGCTCGTTGCCAAAATTATCCGAAACAATGGCGCGTCGCTGGAACAGCAGCTTTTCGCGCAACTGCCCAGCGCCTCGCTTATCGGTCATTTCTCGTCCTTCTGCAGCTTTGCAGCCTCAGCCTTGCCAGCAGCCTTTGCGGCCGTCGCGCATGGCGTTGTAACGAGCGCAACTGTGCCCGCCTTGTAGGCCATCGTGACGGCAGGCGTGGCGCGCCAATCAAAGTCCTGGGTGAATTTCACCCGAGGCATTAGATCGCGACGCCCGCGGATTGGATCTTAACGGCCAGAACGGTCGTGCTTTTTGCGATACCCAAAATGCAAGTATAGTCGCCAGTTGTCAGATCGGCGACAGGAACGATCGCACCACCAGCGCCGCCGAGGTAGTAAGAAATTCCCTTCGTCAGCACGGCGTTTACCGTAAGGTCGCCTTCCTTAATGTAGGTCACCGGTTGCTCGGCGCTGGCGCCGTTCAGGGCGATACCCTTTGCAAGGCGTGCTTCCGCCGTAGCGGAGTTGGTATCTGCCAGCATCACTCGGTTGGTGGTGGTATTGACGTAGATCGCCTGGCCGGCCGTGATTGCCTCGGCGGCAATGCCTGCATCGCGCGTTGCACCGGAAGTCGCAACGACCGAGCCGGCCGTAATCGCAATTGCTGTCATTGTAGTTCCTTAGCGGCCCAGCCGCGTCTTGAGGGTTAGCCCCGTTGGTGCATAGTGTTCACCTACCAATCAGGGAGGTGATGTGATGGACGCGAGCACGGAACGCCTTATGGAGCAGCAAATCGTTGCAACGCTTGCTTCAGCCATCGTTACTTCTATGGGGCGTCCTGTCTCCATGGCAGATGTCGAGGCTGTTATCCGAGACCTAACTTCGACTCTATTTCCGGTGCCGCGCAGCGGAAGCTATGAGATGTGGAAGGACGCCTTCGACCCGAACCGGCCGTATAACTAAGCGCCGCGCCTGAAATTGCAGAGCAGAGCGTCAAGCGCAGTCCAGTCTTCCATCTTCGCGTTCTCGCGCACCTCGTAGGCGTCGGCGACGTAGAGAAGAATCGCGTGCTTTACCGCCGGCGGCGCCTCGCCGTAGCCGGCGGCGGCTGTCACGGTGATCCGCGAGCCCATCCGCACCGCTGGCCACTGCTTGCCGTATGCGAGGACGATTGCCGCTTCTAACGCCTCGGCGCGAAGCTCGTATTCAATGCTTGGCAAGGTGGTTGTGGCGCCGTCGGTGTCGACGTACGCAATACTCGTCACGCTCGCCACCGGCGCCACAGGCAGGCGCGCCAGATCATCCCAACAATCGCACTTCAGCTCGACCGTCTGCTCGGAAAACAGCACGTTGCAGTATTTCTCAGCATGGTCGCGCGCCGATGCGAGCATCAATTCGATGTCCGCATCCTCGTCAGTAAAACTGACGCGCAGCCTACGCTTCACTTCATCAAGATTGACCGGCTCCGTCGACGCCGGATCCACCGTTTTCATCGGGTACCACATCGGCAGCCTTGCCCTTCTTGGTCTTCGCCGGCGCCACGATTTGGGGCTCGGCATCCACGGCAAAGCCCTCAGCCTTCAGGCGCCCAGCTTCGTCCGCATCAAAATCGTATTCGTCGCCGGGGGCGAGATTAAAGTCGGGACCGGAGAGGCCGGTAGTCATTTTCAAAAGCATATGTCGCCTCCGGAAAGAGATGCGGGCCAGCCAAATGGCCAACCCGCTCGTTGATTAAGCCTGGATCAGATGCTTGATCGCGGCAGTATCCGCGAGCTCTCCGTCGAAGCGGATCAGACCCGCAATCCCCAAGTCTGGCCAGAAGCGCTCGCGCAGAACGCCGATGACCGGAGAACCGACCTTCCGAACAAAATACTTATTGAAGTCGCCGAACAGGACAGTTTTCTGTCCAGTAGCGATATCTGCCATGGAGTCGTTGACCTGCAGCTTGTAGCCAAGCAGCGTAGCTGGGCGCCCCTGGGTGACGTCGCCGGCTGACCAGATATAGTCCCCGTCAGAATTTTTGAGCTTTCTGACCGCCTTGACCGTTAGGTCATTCATCATAAATGCGGCCTTGGGCGACTTGCGATAGGCTCGGTTGACCGAGTGCTCGAGGTCGATAAGCTCGTCGCAGGTCAGCGCCGTGGCCGAAGCTGCGGCCTTGCCTAGCGTCGATGCCGTAACAACACCATTCGGAGCAGACGAGCCGGTACCGAGAGTAAGCTGAGCATTCGCAATGCGACCGAGGCGTTCGCCAAGGAGGTCGGCAAGAAGCGCTTCCATCGAGAAGATCGAGTCTGAATCGAGTTCGAACGACCAGCGAATGAACTCAGTGTCGAAGACATAGGCGTCGAGCGACTTCTGCCCGAAAGTGACATCTTCCGAGCCGTCGTCGGTCAGAGCCGTACCTTCGGTATGTGCGCCAGCGGACTTTGCGGTGTCGTTGACCGTCGGAACCTTCATCGGATTCCCCGCCGAAGAGGTGATGACGCGTGCGACATCACCGTCATACATGGGGCCCCATGCGAGCATGCTTCGAACGATCTCGTTGGCGAGCTCGGTCGGAACCGTGAATCCACCTGCAGTCGTCGTGCCCGCAGTCTGGGTACGCTGTTCGAACCTGGCGACGCCCTGCTTCAGAACAGCGCGCTCTTCCTGGCTCAGGTCGTCAAGACCACCGCAGACAACCTTCGCGAACACGTTGCGATAGGAGAGCTTGTCACCCTCATCCTGTCCGCGCTGCTCGCCATCGCCAGAGATCGGACGACGCTCCTGGCGACGCTCTTCGAAACGCTTCTCGATGTCAGCAAGCTTCTGCTCTCGCTCGATCAGCTTCTCGAGCTTGTCGAATTCGGCCATGATAGTGTCGTGGCGGGTGTCGAGTTCGGCAGCGCGAGCTTCGTCGGTGTTTGCCTTGATGGCATCGAGAGCTTCGCGGGCGTCGTGTACGAGCTTACCGCGCTTCTCGTTCAGGTCTTTCAAAGACATGAGTATCCTTTCGGGTATGAAAAAGGCCCGCCGAGGCGAGCCGTTGGGATGAAATGGCAGGACAGCGTCCGGCCATCCGGCTGGTGCCGGGCGACTACGAAGCGTCCTGCCGGATGCCCCGAATTCTCTGTTCCATTGCTGCCCGCTTCTCAGCTACGCGCCGAGCAGCTGTGGCCGCCTTACGCGCTCCGCCCTCTTTTCGGGCTGCTTCCAGGGAGCGAAGTCCAACGCTCGTGTCTGGATAAGCCGGGAACGTCACAATCGAGATCTCGCTGATCTCTACCTTTTCCAACGTCCTGCCCGGAGGCTCGGTCGTATCGTCCCAAGTTTGCTTGAGAGCCCTGAAGCCGAAGGAGCATCCGCTAATGTCACGACGCTCCACCAGCTTGGCGACGTCGCGCCCGAGGGTGGTGTCAGGCAGGTCCACCTCAAAAACTAGACCAACTTCATCTTCCCAGAGGCGCAACGTGCCGCTCGCCGTTCGCCCGAGCACGTTGTCGCTCTGATGATTGAAGAGGCACCTGACATCGCCCTTGATCGTTTCAGCGAAGGCCCCGGGGGCAATCTGCTCCACGAAGTAGTCGGCGATCCCGGTAGGAGAGTTGAATTTTGCAGCGTAGCCGGTGAGCGTCCGTGTGCCGTCATCGGCGCGTAGCTCGATCTGCTGCGCTATGCGCTTCTCTAGTTCGCTCATGCGGCGTCAGCCTCATCGTCTGGTTTATTGTCATTGGCAGGCGGATCGGTTGCGCCTGCCTTGTTTTGCTGGCCATATGTGGCCGTGCCTAGCGGCGCTGTGGCGCCCTGAAGGAATAGGTCATCGCCGTGCTCCTTCGCTGGGCGGTCATCCAAGGCGCGCGCTTCGTTCGGAGTCAGCAATGCATTCTGAACTGCTTTCGCCAGGCCATTCATACGGGTCGCAAAGTCGCCCCGCATCAGACCGTCGAGGACGTGCCTCACGTACCGTGAACCGGCGGAACGGCCGAAGAACTTCAAGTTCAGTTCGTCTTCCAAGGCCTTGGCCCACTGACCGATTAGATGCTGAACGAGCATCAAATTTTGCTGCTCGGTATTGGCCATGGTGCCATGCGTCAGATCCTGCAGAAACACCGGCGGAAGTTGGTATACACGTGCGATCTCTTCTGCTTGGAATCGCCGCGCCTCAACCATCTGCCCTTTGGCCGGATCAATCCCGACTGGCGACAACTTGTAGCCTGCCGGGATCGGAAAGATCGGCTCATCAGCGTTTTTGGCCGCATCGACGGAACGCTTGATATCAGCCTGGGCGCGTTTCATCGCCTCGGCGCCAGCCGGGAGCGGCCCTTCCAGCGCTAGCGGCGGGACGCCACCACCAGAGAAGAAGTTCGAGCCGTAATCGTTCATGGCAATCGCAAGCTGGATGGCCTTGGATGCCTTATGAATTGGACCGTAATGCTTCAGCCCGCAGCTGCGGCGCATGAACGGCACGTCAATAACGTCGGCCGCGTCGTATTCCTTGTTCTCGAACTGATAGACGACCCTCATGCCCACGCGTTTAATCGTGGTCTTGGTCGGATCCATCGGCCAGAGCGAGTCGATGCCCTGCGGCGTGCGCTCGATATAGGCCAGGCCGCGGCCGCCGGTAAAAACCTGCTGCCAGAACCACTGCCAGAAGCCGAAGGAGCCGATCGTATCGTTCGGAGCCGCATTGACGACCGTCTCGAGCCTGCCGCCTACCCGCTTCGCGCCCTCTTTGGTCTCGCGATATGCATGCCGCGGAAGAGCCGCTAGTGTCCGAGATAGGAATGCGACGGCAGCCCACACAGCCGGGACGGCAAGCGCACTGTCGATCGTCACATGCGGTAAGTTGGCGCTCTGAACGCCGAAGAATGCCATGAAATTCTCGGCACTCACCGGCACCGTAGGATTTTCGATGGATGCGCGCGTTTCCGGCGCATTGTCCGCGTTTCGGCGGGAAAGTCTGTCAAAAATACCCATTATCCCGCCATTAGTTGGAAGTTCGGATCGTCCCAAGGGGATGCTGCGAAAACCGGTTCGGGCGCGCCATCCATCGCAGCACCGGCAGCCATGCAAAGTCCAATAGCCGCATCAATGCGTCGATAAGACTTCTGTTTGACCAGATACTTGTTTCCGAGCGGGTCGGGATCGCTGAGCTCTGCCGCCATCAGTGCGGTCATAACAACCGGGCTGTTTAGAATGCGAATGCGCTTGTCGATCACCATGTTCTCGAGCTCAACGATCGAGCCAGGCATCCACAGTCCTTCTGGGGCCGGCAGCCCTTCCGCCTCCGCCTTCTCTACGAGGGTTGGATCAGGAGGAGCTCGACGAAGGCCGCCTTGTGGATGCCTGACGTGCGTCAGTTCGAGCCCAAGAGCGTCGCATTCCTTGCGGAACTCGCCATACACATAGGAATCGTAGGCAATTGCCTGGATCCTGTATTTGCTCGCCAACTGGGCAACCCGGTAAGCGATATAATCGTAGCGGATTCGCTCGCCGGGGATGGCATGCAGCCATCCATCCTTCACCCACTGGCTGTACGGAGCCTTGTCTCTTTGCTCGCGCGCCTTCAGCGTATCTTTGGGCGTGAAGCACTCCACCCATGCGTCGAAAGTAGGACGAAGCGCTGCGCTGCCGTCTGGCCGCTTAACCTCAACGTGACCAGTAGGCACCACAACCGCAACTACGGACATGTCATCAGTTGACGAGAGATCGATTCCGAGAAAAACCGGCTTGTCAGCGTGCTCTTCGGGATCGAAAGCCGTCATAACCGACTCGACGGTCGGCCTCGCCATCCAACCCTTGCTGGCATCCGTCCAGACACAGAAGTAAAGCCGCAGGATGCCTGGTGCATCCGCCGGGAACATCTTCGCCTTGGCGACTTCGCCGGCGATGTATTCCTCAGAAAGCGTCACGCCAAGAAGCGGGTTGGCCTTTATCCAGCATGACGAATCTTCAAGCGGGTCGTCATCCTTGTCGAGCGCGCACACATAAGAGAAGTAGTCGTCGCTGCCTGGCCACGTCTCGCCGACATAGGTGAAATCCTCATCAGGAGTTGGAGTACCGGCCGCAACTGCGGCTGCAGCTTCGTGCTCCTGCCAGCAAACCGAGGTCCGATCGCTACCGGAGTTGGTAATCATCATGAGCAGCGGCTGGCGACGGAATTTGAAGCCACGCTCGAGCATGCGCATGATTTCAGGGCCGGGGTGTTCGTGCACCTCGTCACATAGGGCATAGTGCGGGCGTAATCCCGAGCCCGTCTTGCCAGCCTCTTTGGACATCGGTCTAAAAAACGAAAGGCTCTTGTGGTGCGCGATATTATACTCGCGCTCGAACCCGCCGCTGAACTTGACGCGACTCAGAAGATCCGGCGATCGTCTCGCCATCTTGACCGCATCTCGGAACAAGATCCCAGATTGGTCCTTCGTGGCGGCTGCCGCAAAAATCTGCGCACCAGACTCTCCGTCAGCGATAAGCCCGTAGAGACCAATGCCGCCGACTAGCGGAGACTTGCCGCAGCCTTTGCCGGCCTCGATATACGCTCGCCGAAAACGACGCGTACCGTTCTCCCGCTTCCAACCAAAGATCGATCCGATAATGAATGCCTGCACAGGCTCCAGCAGAAACGGCTGATTTTCGAACTGGCCTTCCGAAAGCTTCAGCTTCTCCTCGAAGAACCGAAACACGCGGTTTGCAGCCGCATCATCCCAATATAGACCGCGATCTTCGCCGGTCCTCAGATCGGAGAAGTGCCTGCGGCATGCATTTCGAACATGCGGGCCAGCAACGACGTCGCCATCAATGACTGATTGTGCATAGGCGCTGACGCGAGCCAGCGCCGCTCCCTCAATCCAGGAGGTCGTCTTTTTCGTCCTCGTCATCTGGCACCGTTATTTTGGAGGCGTCGGCCGGAGTTGCGCCCATCTGGCCGAGCATCTGCCTGAGGAGGTTCAAAGCCTGAACCCCGCAATCTTGACCAGCCATGATGCGGCCTTGAATGTTGGACGCCATGCCCACCAGCATGCGATGCGACTCCGTCAGCCAGGGAATCTCCTTGCGGAAAAGCTCCCACGCTGAGCGCGCCTTCATCGTGTCAGTGTCGACAATCCATTTCGGCGGAGCGCCGAGCGGATCATTCGCCGATGGCTCTTTGCGATCCTTGAAACGCTTTGGGTTCTTTTTGTCACTGGCCTCGACAGCCGCCTTGGCTCGAGGCGTTCTCGGCCTCGCCATGGCTTAAAACTCCAGATTAGGGGTCATATTTTGAATTGTGGACGCACGCGCTCTTGGAACCCACCGGTTACCGGCATGCGATCGAGGGCGTTCGCCGACCACCCCCTACCTGTTGCATGGGAGCAACACTTCAGAGGGGCCACCCATCGGGACCGAAGCGCACGATCTCCTGCCCAAGGTCTTCGCGCTGCCCTCTCGACGAGTGGCATGGCTTGCATGTGCTGATGAACGGCCCATTCCAGAACTTGTCCATATCGCCCTTGTGGCCGCCATCTGAGTGGTGGACTTCCGTAGCTTCCTCGATGACCTCGAGCTCCAAGCACCACTGGCATAGGGGTTGGACACTTAGCTGATTGCGGCGAATGCGTTGCCAACGGGCTGTTCCATATAACCGACGATACTTGGCAGCTTCTTTCGATCGGAGGTCAGATTTGCTCATCCAGTACCTACTGAAAGCATACGCAGCGCCGAGCATTTCAACTATTGACACATAGCTGACGCGCGCTACACTCAACCTAGCATAATACCAATAGCAGCCGCTTGCGCTTATCGATAGTTGCGACGTGCGGCGATGGCTTTTGTCTTGCGCGGTATGGCGAGGCCACCTCTCTCGCTCACAAAAATTATGTCGCCGTGAATATTTGTCGGTCCCGGGAGATCTGCAATGTTGATGCGAGCCGTGATGATTTTAGCCTGGCTGATAACTGTGAATGTAGCACCAGTTTTGGCTGCTGACCCGGTCGAACCGCTAGCGACAAATTGGAGCAAACAGTGCGCGAACGCAAATAGACTAACCCCTGCTTGCAGCAAAGAGTGTTACAAGCCGCATCCAGAGCCAGACCCGACTAAACTCTGCAATGTTTATTGTGCCGATCAAGAACTGATTTTCAGCGGGTGTATCGTCGGTTTCGACTGTCCTGGCGCACAATGTTCGTTCTGAGGAGGAAATCCCATGCCATCCGTGCCAGAGTTTCCTCACCACCAAGAATACACCGCATTGTTCGCGCTCCACAGCACGATTACACCTGACCCCGGCCCTCCTGATATTCTGATAGGCAATTGGCGATCGCGCCCCGATGACTGTTGCTGGCATAGGAACGCAGACACATACATTTTGAACAGTAGGGTTGCCTGGTATTTTCAGGTTCCAGCACCATGCAAGGACGTCGTTTATTGCTACTTGCTTCGCCCGTGATTGACAAACCGAAAGCGGCCGCTCGACACCGCAGATCGCAGTGGAGCAGCCGCACGATCGCGACGTCGCCGGAGGAGGCAGCGCCATCGCAATGAGTTTGAGGCTGTCCCGGCATCGTCGCGAGTCTAATACGTCCGCTCGAATTCAGCGCCTCAATAGGAAAAGGCCGCACGATGGCGGCCTTTGGGTTTCAAACCCTTCATAAATATACGGCGCGAAATACCGTCCGACCGGACATCACGCTGCGATTTTTTCCTCCGCAGGGGAGAATTCGCCCCGTGCGGTATCATCGATCTCAATCAGAGCGTCGATCGCAGCCTCGATAAGAGATGTCCCTTTCTTTTCGGCGTATGCGGGGGCTAGTCCCATGGCGATACCGATGTCCTTCGCTGAATGGTCAGCGATTGCCATATCGAGCACTCGAGCGTGCTGGCCGAGACGGCGTCGCAGGTGCTCGACATAGGAAAGCGTTTCGACCTGGCGAACGAATTCTGGTTCCTTCCCAGCTGCTGCGGATATCTCCCCTAGAGGCTTTGGCTTCTTCACGCCGCCAACCCATTGATCACCGGCAACGAGGCCGCGCGCGCAGCGGGTCGCAGGGTATGGGAGTTGCTCGAATGGCACGCTACCGTCGACACCGAATGACTGCAGCAGTTGGCGCGCTTCCTCGGTGCCATAGCGTCCGTGCCTGTCCTTCGCGTTGGGTTCTTCCCGCGGCAATGGGAAGTAGCAGTCGTGGATTGCAGGTTCGTTCGACAGAGGCTTTGTATAGGGCGTTGCCGCCAGCGGCGAAACGGCACCCATCAGATCGATGTACGACCAAATGGCAGTGTCTGACCTACATGGCGCACCGCTGCCCTTAACGCCACGAGGACGTTCGACTGGCCGCAGTGGCACGCCTTTTTCTGTCGTACCCCATTGAACCAGCTTGCCGTCACGGAAGAGGAGCTCGCCGAGTTGGGTGTCCATCCCGCCGTTCCTGTTCCGCTTCCTGGTTTCGGTCGATGGGTTGGACCTGTATACGTTGACCGTCTTCCTAGTCCAATGCCAGCGTTCCCGTCCGATAACTTCCCATCCGGTCGCGGTAAGAAGTGCCCCTTCCGATGGTCTGGTCTCGATTGTTAGTTCGGCGTCCGCGTCGTCCTCTTCAGCCAGCACCACGATATGATGGGGGAATACCATGTCGCGCCAATGCCTGAGCGCGAAAAGTCGCGCATAGTCGCAGCGATGCGCTAGGCGTTCAAACGCGGGCCAGGCCAGAAGCGGTCTGGCAGGCTTGTTGTCATTGGCCGGCGCCAGGACACGTGCCTTGGGCTTTGCTGAAGTGGCGGTGCTTGTCTGTGCCGCAAGGAGTGCTGACAGCTCTGAAAGATCACGATTCTTGGTCATTACTTGCTCCACCGGGGTTTAGGTTCGGGCATGCAGTCGATCTCGTTAGACAGGTCGTTGGGACAGCCAGGGGGCCATTCGGCGATGATCGATGCCTTGCCGCGAGCGAGGCGAAACATGGCAAGCCTCTCTTCTTCGGCCTCGCGCCGGGTGACGCAGAGGCTCAGCTTGTAGTCTCGATCAGCCTTGATGGCGGCGACCTGCTGTTCAAGTTCCGCGATCCGGTTCTGTAAGGTTCCGATGTTCCTATGCGCATCAGCCAAGTGCCTCCGGTAGTGAGCGCCTTGATGACGTGGATCCCTGGGCGCCGTGCCGTCAGCGACTGCCGTCAGCAGCGCGTCTTTCGCTATGGCGGTTTCGCGCCGGGCTGATTGCTCTGCGGTTCGAATGCGTTTGCTCATGCGTTTCCTCCTTTCGTTGCGGTGGGTAACGTTCCACCGGATTCCACCGGTGGTCGACGGTTACCACCGCCGACCGGGGTATATAGGGGGCGGTGGAACACACCCCGGTGGAAGGCGGTGGTAGGGCGGTGGTAGGTCCGGTGGAAATGTTTCTCTGCTGAAAGATTTCCGCTAATCGCCCTTTGGGCCATAGTCTTCCGCAGACACCATCAATCGCTGCCGTTGCCGAGACGGCGGCCCCTCGAAGACGATCTTTATGGTTCCATTGTCCAGCAAGCGATGCATTGCGTCTGCCAAGGCTCTCTTGCCGAAATCCTTGCCGTCAGGATGAGCGGCAATTTTTGCCGGGGCGTAGTTGGTCCCTGTGGCGGTGCCGACATGCTGCCCCGTCCTGTTGAACTTCGAAAGCAGGGAAACGAAGCATTCCTCGGCCTTCCGTTCCACAATTCGCTTGGCTGGGTTCGGCTTGCTTCCATCGTTGAGAACGAACACCCCAGCTTGCCAGCGAAGCTTCATTGCATCGCCTTTTTGACCGTAATTCGCCTTCATCACGCTAAGGATACGGCCATCAGGATCCGCTCCCTCGCCAGTCTCAGCCGTTAAGTACAGCCGCGATCGAACTGAGTTATTCCACGCCGTGGAGCCTGACGTCCCTGTGCCCGACTGCATGCCGGATACGGAGGGATGGCTGAGCAAAACTACCGCGCAGTTCCGAGTGATAGCTATGGTCCGGAGCATGGCCACAAATTGACGGACCTGCGTTCGCTTGATTTCGTCGCCACCAAACAAGTCGGCGCTTGTATCAAGCACCACGAGTTTTGGCTGAAATTGATCAATGCGGGTTCGCAGCGCCCCAAACAAAGAGGTCGGCACCATCTTCCCAGACTTGTCCGGCATCGCCAGCGTAGCATCCCTATCTGCAAGGGGAAGCAGAAGGAAATCTTTCGCCAGATCAGAATAAGCCGCCTGGTGTTCCGCGAGCGCATCATCGATACGCCGATGAAACTCCTCGACCTCATCCTCGGCGCCGACGTAGACAACCCTGCCCTTGCTTGGCGTGATGTCCATAGTGTTAGCGCCCAACACGGCAGCGACAGACAATTGTAATGCGAGAAGGCTTTTCCCGAGACCGCCATCACCGGAGAGCAGAGTAACCGTCCGCATCGGGATCAGCTTCTCAACGAACCACGATCTCGTTGGGATAGCCCTTCCCTGCCATTCGCTTGGGTATACAAAGGGTAGATCATCCCATTCGCTGGGCGCCGCGTTGTCGTTAGCCGCCCCCATGGGCTTTTTCTTTGCAAGCTCTTTGGCCACAAATGCTGACATGGAGGATGCGTCGGCCATCGGCGTGCCGTCATCCCGTTGGCCGCGATACTTCCTTGCAATTTCCGAGAGATCAGCGCCGCCATCACGAGCGAGCGCAGCCAGTGTTGATGCGCCCACGCCTTTACCGGCTGTGAACCCCTTCCATCTCGTTGCGACATCGCCTTTCCTGTACTTCGATCCGCGCGCACTCCACGCGTCCGCTATCGAAAGCCCAGCTTCGCCAATTGCCGCGTGAACTGCCATTAGTACGGATAGCCACTCCTGGTAATTGCAATCGGGATCGATGTAGGCAAGAAGCTCATCAATCTCGGCAGCCTCAGCGGGACGGTTATCGTTGGCAGAGGACGGCATGTAGTCCTGCCGTGGCTTGTGCTTAGGCGTTCTGATCGTGTTAATAAGCCACTCCGGAGCATCGGAGATGGCCCCGATGAAGTCAGTGGGCGTCTGCGGGTCAAGGAACTCGTAGAAAGTTCCGTCGGGAAACACGCTGCCGGCTGCGATGACGAAGCCGCCATCGGCGCGAATGTCAATGTGTTTCGGCAGACCGCCAGTTGAGTTGGTCATGCCTTCCACGTGCCGGAACAGATAGTGAAATCCCCCGGTTGCCGTTTGTACCACGACCGTCGGCGGCAGCCTGCCATGCTCTGCCTCCAGTTTGGCAAGGTTTACGTCACCGGCCTTTCCTTCCTTTACGTCCACATCGACAGCAAAGAAGCCTGTCTTGGCGCCCGTAGGGATACCGACTAGGGCTTCTGGATTGCGACGCCACCAATCCCGAACCGTCTCCTCGTCCACGGACGCTTCCTTGAAGCCATGCTGGGTTAGTGGGGATTTAGGGTCGTAAACGCGTTCAGGGCGCGTCTCGGTCAACGCACGGCATGGGAAAACGGGGATTCCCGCGGCGATATAGGCCAGCGCGACAGAGATGTTACTGGCCGACTCGTCGGATGCCTGCTCGGAAGAGCTCTCAATTTTTGGAAGGGGGGGCATTGGCTGTGACGTGCTCCGAGTATGAGGCTAACGCTGCTGCGGTGATGGCTTCAGCTAAGGGTCTGGCGAATGTCACCGACCGGCGACCTCCGAGTGCAGTAGGGGCATAAGAAACGTGGTCTCCGTTTGGCGCGCGAAGCAGCCTCATCCCGTAGACGGCGATGTCGGGCGTCAACTGCAGGTCAAACTCTGCAACGACCTTCATCGAACCGCCGCCAGAATTGACGGCGGGTGAAAGCGAGAGGATTCTCATCGGCGGTAAAAGCCAGCCTCGACGCGATCGAGGTGCGCCGCGTCATTCTCAATCTTTTCAATGACCGCCTGCCAGACAAGGTCCGCAGTTCGACGATCCGCGAAGAAGGCATCGCCGACGTGGCGTACCAAGCCGCTGCGCGGTGGCGTGGCTTCCCCAGCATATTCGACAAAGCCAAAACGGCGGCGATCGCCCTTCTCCCCTTCCGTGGCCATTGCTTTTTCGGGGAAGAGTACTGGTGACTGGTCAAGCAAGCGCGCATCCGCCGCGTACCCGTCAAGAAAATCGATAGCGACGCCGTAGCCGCGGATCCGCGGAAGTGTTCGCTCAGCCCGTTCACGGGCAATGCGGTCGGCACGTGTCTCGGTGATAATGCGTGTCAAAATTCCTCCTTCGCCGGCGCAGGCCGGGCGGCAACAATGGTTATGATGAGTGGTTGGTTAGGCGGCGCGGGCTGCTATGCGTTCGTCAATGAACTGCTCTACCTCGGTACGCAAAAATGCGACCCTCCTCTCGGAAAGCTGGACCGCCGTCGGAAAGCGCCCAGATGCCCTCAACTTGTTGATCATTGCCCGGCTGAGCGATGTCTGTTGGCACACCTCTGCCATGGCCATGAGGCGGGGCTTATTGTCGTTATTCGCTTTCATACAATCTCCTCTCTCCGCTTGACAAAATTGTCAAAATGGTAAGACTGGACACACCAAAGTCCCGTGGAGCATCCGTTGGTGTCATCAATGCTCTCTATAAATAGACCAGCGTAACAAATTTGTCAAGATGGTCAGTCCAATTTGGAAGTTGTTAGATGTCTCGATTCTCAAAGATGCTTGAAAATGAACTACGGCGGCGCGGCAAATCCGAGCGCGAGCTCGCCCGCGAGTTCGGCTGGTCGCAGCAGGCTTTCAACTCCTGGCGACGCGGCGGCGTGCCGCGGCAACAGTTTTTCGTGCGCCTCGGCAACTTCCTAGGAATCTCACAAGCCGATTTAGAGATGCTCGTCGATGAGGCCAAGGAGAGCGCTGGCAACACGAAGATGCCGGACCTCGGGGCCCCGGTCTTGGGTCAGGGCTCGCCTGATGAACTATCAATCGATATGTTTCCAACCGGTTTCGCAAAGCCGGCCGTATCTGGAACATACGCGCTCAAGATCGACGGCAAGCACGCCTGGATCAACCCAAGGCTCAAACCTACCCGGGGGAACGAGGTTGTTATTCGCGTCGCCGATCGGGGACGACTAGCTGTCTGGCCGGCCATCCTTGGGGATGACGAAGAGGCGCATGTGGTTGTGCTGCGCGAGACCGTCTGATTACCCCTCCAGAAACTTCGCCCAGTCATCCATCAGTTTTCTACGCTTTTTGAGCGCATCCCCACGCCTATAGGCGCGTTCGACCGCATCTCCGACAGCGTGGGCTAGCGCCGCTTCAGCTACTTCACGCCGGTGATGTGTCTCCTCCCCGGTCCAATCCGAAAACGCGCTTCGAAACCCGTGGACCGTGAACTCAGAGGCTGCGGTGTCATCTAGAACGTTGCCAAGAGCAGCATCGGAAAGTGGGCGTCCAAGCTTCTGCCCCGGAAACACCAGCTGATTAATCGCAATTTCTTTCATCTCTTTAACAATTTCGATTGCGCGCGCGCAGAGCGGGACTCGGTGCTCTCGCGGCTCCTTCATCCGACCTGCCGGCACAGTCCAGACAGCCTTTTCAAGATCGAACTCGCTGAAGGGAGCGCCTCTAGTTTCGCCGCTACGGGCCGCCGCGAGAATCGTAAACTCGAGCGCGCGGGCAGCGACACCCTCCTTAGCACGCAGTCTTTTCATGAACGCTGGCATGTCCGCGTACGGCATGGCGGCGTGATGGCCGCGGACCAACTTCTTCGGTGTCGGTAGGATCTGATCCAAATGTCCCGCCCAACTTGCGGGGTTGTCGCCAGTTCTGAGCCCCCGCGCCTTGGCGTGATCGAGAACCAGCTTGACACGCTCACGTGTTTTCGTAGCCGTTTCCGGTTTACTGTTCCACAGTGGGGTCAACACCCGCACGACGGCGTCAGTGTCCACTTCATCGACCGGTATCTTTCGGAGCCCTTTGGCGTAAGTGGCCGCGAATCTTTCCCAGGCTGGCAGCGTCTGCTTACCACGCCACTTTGGGCTCATCGTGCGAATGTATTCGTCGGCTAGATCGCCGAATAGTGTTGGTTTCGGTTTTGACAGGCGCTCTTCCATTTCTTTGAAGGGGTCGCCACCCCTCCCAAGGATGCCACGAATTTCATCAGCTTTCGTGCGTGCGGCAGCAAGGCTAACTTGACCTGTCCCCGTTCCGTATGCGCCAAGCCCCATCTCCCTGCGCCGACCATTGCGGATATAGATAAACACCCAAGCTTTGCCCCCGCCCTTAGAGGCGTGTAGCCACAATCCGTCTCCATCCCTCAGCTTAGGCTTTGTCGCGGCCTTGATCTCAGCGACCGTCAGCAGATTCCTCGCCATTCCGCTCCTAATCCCACTCCTAATTTATACCGTGCGCTATCGGTGCCGCTAATAGACATCGATGCCACAAAAATATAGGATAATTAGGAGCGATACACCAGCCGGTGTCAATAAAATACATCTATAACAAGCACTTAAATCCGGCCCGGGGAGCCAGTTTTCGGAATAAGTGTCTGTTTTGTTGAGAAATCCAAAGGCAGACACTTTTTCCCCTCTTTCCCTCCCGACTTTTGAAATCGAGTTTCGCAGGTTGGCTCCTG